TAACGTCAGCAAATGCACTTACCGTAACGGCAGGTGGAGCTGGCACTAGTGCTATCGGACAATTTGTCTCAGAGGTAACTGTAATTGATTGAGGACGTTCGTAATGATCCCTTTTGGAAAGACGATACGTTGGTCTGTCCTGTCTGTGGTGGTTGCAAGTGTCATACCTGCAGCTGCCCTGGCGGTCCCCGTGGTCCCGAACTTCCAGCAAGGCTCAATGACGAGCCACACAGAGACGACCAGCAAAGTAACTGAAACTATTAATAGCATGGACTATAGTACAGGGTATCAATACTCTGTTACTGGTTCAGGTGTATCTGCATCTGGATCTTTATCGCCAGGAACTGGCACAAACAATGTAACTATTGAAGGAGTGACATCATCATGGACTGGCGCAACCAGCACACCAAACTTCACACAGACAACACCAGGAGCAGCGTTCCAGTTTACGGAAACCTACAAAGGACCTGGGCTTCAAAACCACACTGTGATCCAGCGCGTAACCGAGGTAACGTCGGTCACAGATACTACAAGTATCTTCTCCCAGTAATATGTCTAACCAACCTTGCGACTGCCCCTGCCACACTGGCGGAAACTGTAGGGGGTGTAAGTGCAACAGCATCCCCAATCGCGAATAGCTCAGGCTCAGTTACCAACCAAGCAATTCAGGTTTTACAAGGACCGTATATTACTAACACATATGGAGGTGGAATCCAATGTCAAGGACCCACCATGAATTTCACACCGTATGTAACAGGAACTGCGTCAGCACAAAAACCATACGAACCATACTACATGGACCCTGTATATGATATGAGGGATCTAGATGAGGATGGCTCTTTAGATAATCCTGGGGACATTCTCTACCATGTTCCTACAAGAACTGGACAGAAGGATAATTATAGTATTGGTGTAGGTTTCTCTGCTACATGGTCAACACCATTGGATAAGAAACTACAGGAGCAGTGTAAACAAGCAGCAGCAACACAAATTGCATTGCAAGAACAATTAACTGCCAATAAAAGATTAGATTTTGAGATCGCGAGACTCAAGAATTGTGGAGAACTCATGAAAGCTGGCATCCAATTTAGACCAGGGACAAGATACGCCACCATTTGTGCAGACGTTATGGTAAATAACGTAAGCTATATTAAACCACATGTACATACTATTCCTTCCCCTTCAGCTTCCGAATCGCGTGTGAGCGAATCCGCTGCTGATCTCGGCGCTCCTTTAAAGACTCCACTGGGAGAGTCTTCCCCCTTAAGGTCGCAACCTTCTTCAGGACTTTCTTCACAGCAGGTTTCACCGCTTTTAACAGAAGATCAGCAAGAGGTTTTGCAAGCAGTGCCGAGGTCGTCGCGACCACAGCAATGGAGGCGGTGGCAGTCACGGCACCCGCAGTAGGTAGATTACCTACAACTTGCTCAGGGATATTTAATTTCTCTGTTACTTGAATACATTCCTTTCCAACCAGTCGGTACTCAATGACTTTCTCGTCTCCTTTGATGTGTCCGACTGGTTCTTTTAATGCCTGCGATTCTGTAGGACAATCAACCTTTGCTGTTACTGCCTTACTTGTGTTAGGAACTTCAGGTGCCTTTACTTCTGGTGTATTAGTTGGTTTGATTGGAGGAACAGGAGCTTCATATTCAAATTTCAACTTACTTCTATTATAATCCATAGGATTAAAAGAAGGCATACCTGCATCACAAAATATCTTGACGCCCTTTGGGTCATCAGTAACTAGATTTTTATTGTCACCTTCATCTTGTACATGAGCTTCCACACATCCAGGCATGTCAATGATAGGAACACCTACCTGTTCTGTGACTGGTGGATAGATTGGAATTGCTTGTGGTGGAGATGAAGTTAACCAAGAGGGCATGTCAGGGATATTGATTGGTTTAATATCAAGATCCCTTACCCCAATATCAGGGATTTCCATCAGCAATCATTAAATACTGTTCCAACTTGAGAACCTAATTCAGAACCTGCTTTCTGTCCTAAGAGCAGTGCCCAACCACCTGCCAACCATCCAATGTAAGGGATCCCAGAGACCGCAGGAACGACGAGACCAGCAGCTACGCTAGTTCCTGCCATTGCACCTTGACTCCGTGCGCCAGCGTCCGCCGCGATACACTCGGCGCTGACACCTCCTGTCTTTCCCTGTTCACCTATTTCACCTCCCCCGATGTTACGGGTGCCGTCCATGGTGTACTGATCGCGACGATACTCAGTTCGCTGCTCAGATCCTCCGCCAAACATTCCTCTCTTTTCTTTGTCTAGATCAAGAGATCTTTCCGACTCAAGAATAGTGGGATCGTTTGCTTTGTATTCAATACTATAACCGTCTCTACCTGCATGGATTTTATAAGACGAGTAGTCTCCACGAGGAATATTAATAGTTGGAACCTGTGGAACTGGTGGTTCTTCTGGTTGTCTGATTACATATCCGACTAAACCGATATGCGATACAGCAAACAATGCACCAACGGTTCCGATGAGAATCTTAAACGTTGATGGTTTCTTTGGACTACCAACCTTTTCAGTTCCTTCTACTCTAAATGTATCATCTGTCATGGTAATGATGGGAGTGCGGGACCTGTAGCTTTAGGTAACTCAGGCACTGCAGCATCAACCATACCAGGGAGTGCTTCAGTAACTGCCTTTGTTACAGCTTCTGTTGCATTTTTTCTTGCTCTTTCAATGAGCACATCTTTATTTAAATAAAGGTAAGCACCTCCACCAACAACTGATAGTGAAACCAGTCCCGATAGAAGTGCTACAATGTTAATTAATTTTTGCATTATCATCCTCCTTTTTGCCAATGGATGGTGCTTTCTTGGGGGCAGATCCATTTCTGGCAGGAGAGAGTCCGAACGCAGCTAAAGATCCAGAAAACACCGAGGCGATGAAGGTGGGATCAAAATCTAGAATCTTTTGACCGTTGGGTAAACGAACGTAGCTGAATGTTAGGAGAGAAGCAGACCATATAAGTACAACAACTTTCACCAAATTACCAAGAACTTCATTCTTATCTTCATCGTCTGCCTTCTCTTCTACAATGGCTTTAGATTTATCTTCAGACATTTTATAGAGATCAGGGCTCTTATATTTATGCCTTATAGAGTCCGTTAACCCTCGGATACAATTGTCTATTCGCGTTAACATTGTTATCCTCTCTATCAGTACGGCGTCTGTTATTTAGAGTGGACTGTTTAAATCCAGAAATATATCCTGTCTCTGGTCTTGTATTTTTACAACGTATCTCACTGTTAGGACTACCTTGCTGACAAGTACTGTCATCATGTCCTCCTGGTGTTTGATATGCAGAATTGCTTACTACAATTTGCCCACGCATTGATGGATGATTACCACATTCATAATAAAATGTTTGATTTATATGATTTTGGTCAGTAGTCCATGACATTGCATTAGCATTACCACGTCCATTCAAAGGCATGTTAGTTATTGTACCAGTGTTGATATTATTTCCGTTTGCATCTCTAATATACATTGGATGATTCCAGGTAGGAGCTGCATTAACGTTAATGGTTCCTTGCATACCAGGGTGAGCTCCACACTGATACTTATAAGTTCCAGGTGTTACTCCAGTAGTATCCCAATTCAAAAATGCCCACTGTTGTGAAGCACCATTACCTGTTACACCTGAGACATTATTTCCATTTGAATCTCGGATCCAAATAGGGTGACTAGCCATGTTTATATAAAGTTCTATCCCAAGAAGATCACCTGCCGCAAGTGTTATGGTGGGGTTCCAACTTGTCGCCCCATTTATATCCATCTCATATCCTTGAGAGGTATTTGCATTAGTAATACCTACGTAAACTTGACCCTGTGGTATTTCAAACCTAATTGTATCTCCAGGATCTATAGTAAAGGTTGGATCTGGTCCCGAAACATTTCCATTCTTATCATTACTACTGGAATCAAAATAATAGTTTACATTATTAGTATTTGCTTCATCAATATATCCATTATATGTGTTATATACTACACCATAACCAGCTCCAACATCAAACGTCATGTCTCCATCAAGAGACATCTGTCTTACAAATCCAATTGCATCATCATTAGTAAATCTTTCTCTACCTGAAGCAATACAAGCGAGAATACCACATACCTGAGGAGACGCCATGCTAGTACCACTAAACGTTAGCATGTTGTCCCAAAGATTAGGATATTCTGGTCGGTCAATAGGACCCTTTAATTTACTTGATCCTGCATATACACCATCACCAGCAATAGAAAGGATATTTGTTCCAGGAGCAAAGATGTCAATCCTATCACCATAATTTGTAAATGTTGCGCGTTTAAAATCCTTGTCAGCATTAATTGCGCCAACACATATTACTCCCTTTGCTGCACCAGGACTTGCCCCTCTGTGCATATATTCATTAGTTCCAACTCCAGAGATAGTACAATAATTATCATAGTCTGGATGACCTTCACGTACCATGTACCAATTAGAATTACCAGCAGCTGCAACAACTACAACCCCTTCCCTGATAGCATCTTCAATATCTGCATCAAGAGATGGAACTCTCAGTGGCCAACGTGCAGATTTGATGCCAAAATCTTTAAGGATACCAGTCATTGACCATCCGCTTGGACCAGGATTACTAGAGTTATATGTTGTTCCTCTGTAAGTAATAGAGGTTACATTACCGATTGACCAATCAGCATTGATTCCATATCCCCAACTATTATTTGTGATCGTTGGGTTTCTTCTTCCAGTAGCAGGATTGATTGGTTTATTTTTATGGAACTCTCTAATCCAATCAAACAAAGCAAGAACTGAATAGTTGCCACTAAAATTTAATCCATAGATATTTGCTTCATTTGCCCATCCATAATATTGTCCTGCAACTGTTCCACCAACATGCATACCATGGTCATGTGCTCCTGTTGCTCCACCAGCCATTGATGGATATCCATAATTTCCACTGTAACCCACGTTTGGATGTTCTGCAAACCAATCATACTGAACAAATCTATTCTTAACTGGGTCACTTACACTTTTCCATTCATCAGAATCAAAAGCACACTCTCCATCAATGATAACAACATCAACGTGACGACCGTTATTAAAAATTTCTACAGTATCTGGTCCTGCTATAGTACTAGTACCATTAGTTCCGAACGTACCCTTTGCTCTCTGTGCAGTAGTTCCAGCACTATGGATGTGACCCCATTGACGATCATTCTTTCTAGAAGTACTAGTTGAAGCGTACCCTTTGGTAAACTCAACACCTACTCCATATACTTCATTGTTATGATACCCTTCAATTTCTACAGTGACATTATCTCTTACATCTGGAGACAACTCGCAAGCAATAACTCGTTTATCGTTTGAAATTAACTCTGCTTCTTCTGCAGTTAATTTGTAGTGTGTATTCCTACTAACTTCTCTACGATTTAAAAGTTCTATCTCTCTATTTGGAATATAGAGAGTACCACCCTCAGTTTCCATGTCATTATAAAGACTCTGTAGTTCTTTGTGAGATCTACATGTGACGATGTATTCGTTCATCTCCATATCAGACCTCTAGTTGTACAAAGTGCAGGGTTACATCAATGTCTCTTGTTTGACCACTCTTGTTTACAACTTTTATATACGCTGCAGTAGAAGGTGTGGAATCATTATTCCAACCAATAGTACCAGGAGTAATAGGTACTAATGCGCCATCGGATGTAATAACTTCAGCGATTACACCAGATCCTGGTTGAGGGTCAGTAACTTCTAATCTATTTGAATCGTTTGATCTAGCAGCATTGGATGTGTAAACAGTTACCCATGCTGCATGTGACGTTGCAATCTTAAGTAATGCATATGTTTTTGCTGCGGTAATAGTAAGGTCTTGCGATCCGCCATTAGGAAGGGCAGTTGCTGTTGCTGTTCCAGTTGTTCTACTTGTAAGACCTGATCCACCGCCGCCGCCTGTTTGATTTCCTGGTTTCCAAAGACCAACACTTGCATCATAAACTAATACCTGACCATCAGTTGGTGGTGCTGTAGCAAAATCAACACCACCTATAAAATTAATTGAAAATGGAGCAGCAACCCAATTAGATGAAGATTGATCATAATATAAAAGATCACCGCCAACTGGTGCAACAGTTGTTAGATCTGTATCAGTTAATCCAGCTAATGTACCTGCAGGTGCAGCAGTAAATTCAAGTGCATTACCACCAGAGTTAACTGTAAGAAACTGTCCAGCAGTTCCCATAGAACCTGGGGTATCAGTTAGTCCTACGAATGTGGAAGATCCTCCTCCACCGCCACCGCCACCAGATTGATCAACTGGTGCAAATGCCTGTAGGGTTTGACTCCAAGCAAGCACTTTACCATTACCATTATTAGCATCAAGAGTTACATTGTTGAATGTAACGTCGGTAAGTTCTGAGATGCTTTCATTGTTGAGGTTCATTACAGCATCTAGAACACCAGTGCTAGCACTAATGTTTAGATTGTTTCCGATCTTGATACCACCAAGTGATGATGCACTTGCAATACCTAGAGTGTAAACACCAGTAACACCCTGACATTTCCAAGTTCCACCAGTAGCATCCCACTGCCATTGAATACCTTGAGCGGTATGGATGTCACCATTTACTGGTGAAGTTGGGAAATTAATTGCCATGCTTAGAGTACTCCTTCCTTCTTATTTAGATCAAACGACGTGGACAGTTGCTTTCCAACTTCCAGATAGGTAAACCATTCTGACAGTGAAAGTTTGGACGGTAGATGGAACTAGAGTTCCTACAATACGAAGTTGAGAAACAGAAATGGAACTACCAGCAAAGTCTTTGACTAGGATGGATGAAATCGTTCTTGCTGCTCCAGGTTGATCAACGTAGATAGTAAATTCAGTTGTATATCCATCTTCAAACTTAGATTCTGCTACCTGAACTTGGAAGTCTGCAGTTGGTGCTTTTAAAAGATAAGCAGGTGATCTTAGATCAACTGACATAACGTCAGTGCTATCAGTGATAGGTGCTAATCCAAATCCACTCTGTCCAATCTCAACTACTTCTTCATAATCAGATTCTTCAAATCCTGCTTCTCCTGGTCCAGGGAATAAATCTCCTGCTTGAGTATAAATTTCAGTATCAATTCCAATTGCAACTGCATACTGATACCACTGAGCAAGAGTAACTTCAGAAAGGTCTGCTTTATCTGGTTCATATACATTAGCATTAAACCAGTTCAATGCGTGAGCAGGAGCTTGAGTGTTCTGAGAAATCAACCCCTGATTAATTAGGGTAGTAATGAGAGTGCTAGGTACAAATCCATCTCTCTTCTTACGCTTTCTAAACTCAGGTTTACCGCTACCAGTTGTAACCTTAGAATCATCCCCCAACCATAGAGAATTGTCGGATAGGAATAGGTGGCGAATCTTATACTCTGCATTACCTAGATCGTACTGAGCATTTGCAGATGGTAAGATGTGTCCATTAATTTCAATGCCCGCACTTGCTTTAATAATACTACCACTAGCAGGAGTAATTTGTATAGTGTTAGGACTGTTACCAAATGGTCCTGTGTTATGAGCTCCAATTCCTATTGAACTTCCATTCAGTGTGATATTTGTAGGAGCAAGTGGAGGTGATGCATCAATCCACTGGTTGCTACTACCATCAGCATAATAAACTTTCAGTCTACCTTCATTTGATTTCCACCAGAGGTCTCCATCAACAGGATTTGCTGGTGCATTATCATCGGTGGTAACAGTTGCACCACCACCAGATCCACCACCTACAGCATTAATTCTAAGTCCAGATGATGACACCTGATCAATAGTAATACCAGCACCTGCGTTTATATTGATATCATCAATCGTACCATTACTTGCAGTCAATCTCAATGCTGCACCAGTTGGAATTGAAGCAGCACCATGAGAATACGTAGTGTCTGAGTCAACAGGAATGTCTGTTAGTTTTGCTAGTTCAATCCACTGACCAGCGTGTGCAAAGTATGCTCCACCTGTAGAATGAACATGAGCAAACATGCCATGCCATGTGCTAGCACTAGGAAGATCAGAAGTAGTATCGTAATGGAATCTTAATTTATTTTCTTGACCAGCGAGTTGAATTACTCCTTGACCAGAAATACCAAATCCTTGAGCATCTAAATTACCACCAAGTTGTGGAGTAAGATCTTCTTTGATCTCGGTAATACCAGCAGAACCTGATGAAGCAGTCCACCTTGCTGTAGCAAGATCCCACTTAATATATGTACCATCAGCAATTGGATTAGGAAGATCAACGTCAGATAGATCAGTAATCGTAGATGGAATCTGAGGTTTACCAATAAGATCTGAATACAAACCAGAGAATAATGTTGGTTTGTTTAGAATAGCACCAAGACCTATTGTTTCATTCCAGTCAGACTGCACCTGTCCAGGTGGGATAGTTGGTGTATTAATTAGGTCACCATAGTCACCACTCTGACCCACAGCAGAGATGGTTGGTTTATTTAAAATCTGTGCAACGCCAGAGGTTGCAGTCCAGTCAGCATTAACTTGAGCAGCAGGAATAGGAACATCATCCCACTCAATACCCTGACCAGTTGATCTCAGAAACTGACCGCTAGTACCAATGGCACCGTTGACTTGTAATGGTTTGTCTGTTGGAAAATTTAATCCTTCCTTTGCTTCTACAGGACCATTATCATTGTAGTTAGCAATTTGATTTGCTAGTATTTTAGACATACCTCAGTCTCTCAGAATGCTGCTTTTATCTGAGAATTATTTATAAAGAGCGGGAGATCGGATTTGAACCGACGACATTCAGCTTGGAAGGCTGACGTTCTACCACTGAACTACACCCGCAGAAAAGGGGGAGGTCAATCCCCAAGGCACATGCACGCCACCAATTTTATTATTTCAGATGCTAAATTGGAAAACAACCACACGGAAGGGGATTTACCACCAACATATCTTTGACTGGAACATGTAAACCAGGCGGGAGAGAGTCCCATCCGCACCACTTGCTCTTAAGGAGAAGCAAGAAACCCGAGGGGTCATAAAACCCATCCCGACCAGGGCGCTTTTAATGTCATCCCGAGACTGGACCAGCAGTTAATCTGCTCAGCTCCACCAGGGCGAGTTTTAAGAGTCATCCCGAGACTCTTTGTAATCACCGAAAGAGATTACATCTTCACCAAGTCCACCAGGAATATTAACTGGACCTGCAGCATAAGGACCATCAGTAGTAAACTCAATGTTATCCAGAGCATCAAGATCACCACCAGGACGATCAAGATAATTGGAATTCAAATTGAAATTGAATTCACTGCTGCGAGCATAGTAGCTACTGCTGTTATTAGTAAAACGAATCGTGTTACTAATTTTTTTATTCAAATCACTAACATGTTGATACTCACTGAAGAGTTCAGTTAGATATTGATCGTCACCCTCTGCAAGAGCGTTGATCAGTGCTTGACGAAGTGCCTCTTCGGCAGCTTGTACTTGTGATTGTACGCTCATAATTACCTCAGTTATATTTACGGTAGGCACCTACCTCAGGATCAGGGTCCAACCATTTGGTGTACTCTGGGTCTTCAAGGCAGGTGTCAAGTTGCATCTGGTTGTCAAGGAAATACATGTCACTGTATCGCTTGGTCCAGTCATTGAACTTTTGGATACGATAGTCAGGCATACCGTTGATCTCTAGCAGACCGCACTGAACATAGCGGTACGGTCCTCGTTCAAAAATGACTGTGGGTTTGTTCATGAAGCATCATCGTGGTTGTTGTAAGTATTATACCACTCGTCTTCCCCCACGTGCTCCAAGTCTTGGTCCAGTTGTGAAGCTGGCACAGCAACGACTGCTCTACCGTCTGGTTGCCTGATCAGAAACTCTTCACCATTTTCAATACGATCCATATACGTATCAAAATTCTTTTCAAAATCAGCGACACTTACTTCTTTCATGTTATACAACAGATGTTTTGTTCTTGCATATACTTAATTGATTCTTGACATCCACCTAATTTGATATCGTCAAGAACTATTTGTGGGAACGTAGTGTGTTCCCCAAACTCTTGATAGAATTCTTCTCGTGTGAAGTCTCTATCAAGTTCATAGACTATGTACTTTAATTCAGACAAGTCCATGACTTGTTTAATTTTAGTACAATACTTACATCCTCTTCGTGAGTAGATAGTAAATGTCATATCACTCATGGGACCAAGCGTCTGTTTTTGATTCCAGAGATGCCATGGTCTCATCATAATCTTTCTGGAAAAGTTCTAAACCTTTATCAGTGAGTACATGATTATACATCTTATCAAAAACACCTGTTGGCATAGTGACAATGTGAGCGCCGTTGAAGAATGAACGCGACACTTTATATACATCTCTCAATGATGCAGCAAGAACTTGAGTCTGCACACCTTGGACTTGATAGATTGCAGTAATAGAACGAATAAGTTCTAGACCACTAATACTATTGTCATCATATCTCCCGATGAAAGGAGAGACATAGGTAGCACCTGCTTTAGCAGCAAGAATTGCTTGAGCAGCACTAAAGATAAGAGTGACATTAGTTCGGATACCAATGTCACTCAGTTTCTTACATACTTCAAGACCTTCTTGAGTACAGGGAAGTTTTACAGTACAAACTTCTTTGTATTCGCTATGAAGTAGCATTGCTTCATGGTACATTTCCTCAGCGTTACCAACAACTTCCATGCTGATGTCAGTGACACCAAGATTAACAAGTTCACGATATACATCATGAGGATCTTTTCCACTCTTACGAATAAGAGTAGGGTTAGTAGTTACACCATCAACAAGACCAGTCGCAAAACGACTGGTGATAGCATCTACATCTGCTGAGTCTAGAAAAATTTTCATCTTAATAATTGTTGGTAATGTACCAATCGGGACGACAGGATTTGAACCTGCGACATCTCGCTCCCAAAGCGAGTGCTCTACCAAACTGAGCTACGTCCCGTGGCGGAAAGGGTGGGATTTGAACCCACGGATGCTCTCACATCGTCAGTTTTCAAGACTGATGCAATCAACCACTCTGCCACCTTTCCTTGGTTTGGAACTGTTCTTCCAAATTATAGTACAGACGGTAGTTCTTTGTCAACACATAATAACCGTCAATGTCCTTGCCGTCGCAGGTGAATCCGTAACCAATAACATTCTCACACTGACCATCAATATTCAAACACTTATTAGTATGGAGATAAGAATGGTATCGGTCATCTAAATTGATCATCGTTCCTCAAAGTCAAGTTTACGAACCTTACGCTTGCGACGGTTCTCCTGATATTGTAAATCGGATTGTGTTAGGATTCCATTATATTTAATATTCTTTTCATGATTCGTTAGCACAACTTGACTTAAGTCATTAGCACCAACATGATCATCTACTACTCTCATTTGATTTGGACAACCACAGAACTGAACTTTGCTAGTGCTTGTCAGTTCTTTGTTGCATACTTTGCATCGCGCCGTTAACATTATTCAGCATTTAACCTCTTGAAAATAATGGGTGAAGAGGGGATTGAACCCCCGACCGCCTCCGTGTAAAGGAGATGCTCTACCGCTGAGCTATTCACCCTGAGTGTCGGTGAGAGGACTTGAACCTCCACGCCATAAAGACAATAGAACCTAAATCTATCGCGTCTACCGATTCCGCCACACCGACAAGGCGACTCAAGTAGGATTTGAACCTACGACCGACTGCTTAGAAGGCAGTTGCTCTATCCAGCTGAGCTATTGAGTCAAAAAAGAAACAATCAGAATTGATTGAATCCAGTACCAGACATCCAACCACCAGGACCAGACTGGAAGTTTTCGGATCCACCAGGAGGATCAAGTTGAACCGTGGTTTTACCGTTGTTGGTAGCAACATTATACATCACTTCGTGGATGTTGGCAACCTCTTTACTGGGAGATTTATCTTCCTCTGCAGCAATGAGTTGCTTTTCCTCTTCTAGTTGAGCACGAATCTCTTCCTGCTTTTCAGTGAGAGGAGGGGGAGGACCAAACCACGGATCGTATTCCAGAATTGGTGGTGCTGGAATACCAGTATAGTATTGATCCTCGTAGTCTAAACCATCTTCCTCAAGATCGTCACAATCAACAACCTCTTCATCAACTTGACATACGAGTTCAGTTTCTTCAGGTGGATTGTTAATTAGTTTCTGTAGTTTTCGTAGAATCATAATCAAAGTAATCTTTTCTGTAGTACCGACCGAGGATGTTTGAATTATAAAAGGCAGGTACTCCTTCTGTCAAGGCTTTTGTCAGAACGTCGTGAAGAAAAAGTTGTCTTGTTTCTTCATAGTTGACCCTTCCTGGTGTCCCGTGAAGTGAGAGGATCTCTCTGGAAAAACACTCCTTTCCATAGAGTTTGATGTCCTCTTTGAGTTCTGGACATGACCCGTAGTATTTTTTCCAGTCAGATTCTGAAGTGACTCTGCGCTTACCTCCCCTAGGTTTGCGCTTCTGCCAGAAGTATTTCCTGCCGATGTATTGCCTTCCGTTCTGGAGGTTTGTAATACGATAGACAAAGCCGTAGCTGTCGCCAATGTCATCAGAGACAAAGTGCTCACCACGGTACAACCAAGGTTGATTATCGGAGAATGTGCCAGGAGAAGTTCCCCTCTCGCTCGCATTTTTTCTCTTAGTGTTGCCATTCACTGACCCATTAATGTACTGACTTATTTAGTCAGTCCCACGGATCTGGTATTTGAACCGCATTGCTTGGAGGAACCATGCGTCGGTTAGACACTTCGGTCCCTCCATGATTATCTTCGCTTGCTTGTCGGTCACGCTTGGGTCTTGGAGGGCTCTTACCTTCCAACCAGGCAAAGAATCTTTCGTCATAGTTTAAAACCAGCGAACGTATCTTTTTTAACATCTTGCTTAATGCTCCCGATTAGATAAGACTCAACCTCAGTCTCCTGTGGTGCCACCTGCATACCCTTAGAGGATAACCAGTGCTCTGTCCAGGGCAAAGGATTGTTAGTAATAGGAGTGTCAAAGATTGCTTTCAATCCAAGGGACTTCAAACGTCTATTGGCAGTCCACTCCACATACTTAGCCAGTAGTTTGTCGTTAAGACCAATAATGGAACCATCTTTAAACAGATAGTTTGCCCAAGATTTTTCTTCTTCAACACACTGCTGGAACATACTGTAAACATTTACCTCTTCCTCCTTTGCAATTTCTACCATGGCGGGATCGTCACCGTCTCGCCACTTGTTCATAATATTTTGAGTGATGGTCATGTGTTGTGATTCATCTCTCGCGATGAGTCCGATGATCTTAGCACTTCCTTCCAGAAGTTTAAGTTCCCCGAATGCGAAAGAGCAAGCAAACGAGACGTAAAATCTAATTCCCTCCAGGATATAGACATTAGCGACCGCTCTATATAATTTTCTCTTGAGTTCATAGAGTTCGTTTTCTGCCATTGGAACGCCTTCAAGTTGGTGCTCCCACATTCTCCCAGAACCATACTCCTGGGCTGCTTGTAGAAACTCATCATATGCTGCTGTGACAGACTGTGCCCTTGAGAGGATCTTATCATCCTCTAGGATCTTATCAAAGACCTCAGAAGGATCTGCATATACATTCTTAATGATGTGGGTATAAGAACGACTGTGGACCATCTCCATGGTCTGCCAGATGTTCATACAACCTTCAAGTTCAGGTAGTGAACAGTAAGGTGCAAAAGCCATCCCAGGACCGCGCCCTTGTACAGAATCCAGGAGGATTTGGTACTTAAGGTTACTAGTGAAGATGTGCTTTTGTGCTTCATTAAGTGTCTGATAGTCGGCACGATCTTTCTGCAGTGATACTTCTTCTGGACGCCAAAAATAACCAAGTTGTTGCTGTGTTAGTTTATCAAACACAGGATACTTAAACTTATCATAGCGTTGGACCCCAAGAGGGGGTCCGAAGAACATTTTCTGTTTGGTGCTGTCTACGATATCCGTATTGAATACCGTCATTCCTTTGACCTTTGTACGCATAGGTTCACCACTCGTTCTAAATTTTGCAGCTGTCACAGTCTTCCTCCTCGGTTGTAAAGATGTCGTCTAGTAGATCTTGAATTGAAGTTTTCTTTTCCTCTGTTAGTTGTGGTTCATCACTCTTGATATCATATGTGTTTTGATAATAAGAAGTTTTCCAACCATACTTGTAGGTTGTCAACCAATCATTCGCCATCACAGAAACTGGCACCTCATTGTTCTCATAGTTCTCTGGATTGTAACTCCAGTTGCCAGAGATTGCCTGGTCAAAGAACTTCTGCATAGCAGCGACAACTTTGATGTAACCATCGTTGTCCTTCATGTCCCAGAGAAGAGTGTAGTTATTTTTAAACGTACCATACTGAGGAACGATCTGTTTGAGCGGTCCCTTTTTGCTTTTCTTAGTGGACAGAAAGGCTCTAGGTGGTTCAATTCCATTTGTTGCGTTTGACACAACGGAACTGCTCTCTGATGGCATCTGAGCGGACAATGTTGAGTGTCGCAATCCATGGGTGGTAATAGAATCCCTAAGAGATGACCAATCATAACTCAATTCACTCCCACAGAACTCATCAACGTCTCTCTTGTAGGTATCAATAGGGAGGATACCGTCTGCATACTTGGTGCGAGAGAAATATTCACAGGCACCTTTCTCTTGTGCGAGAGCGTTGCTGGACTTGAGGAGATAGTACTGGAAAGCTTCAGACAAGTCGTGGACTGCTTTCCATGCTGCTGGATCGTCATATTTGTAACCGTGCTTTGCTAAGTAATGTGCAAGACCAATATAACCAATACCAAGTGAACGACGTGCGAGCGTAGAACGCTCTGCTGCATTCACGGGATAATCTTGATAGTCAATCAACTCTTCCAAACCTCTAACCGAAAGGTCACAAAGATCTTCCAGTTCTTCCAAGGACTTAATTTTACCCACGTTAACGGCAGACAAAATACACAACGCAATCTCTCCTTCTCCATCAATGTGCTCCAGAGGAGTTGTAGGTAAAGTAATCTCTTGACAGAGGTTACTCATGTTCACTTTGTCCTTGAAAGAAGAGTGATCATTACAATGATCAATGTTCATGATATAAAGACGACCTGTCTCCGCTCTCTCTTTCAAGAGGTTAAGAATAAGTTCTTGAGCTCCGATAGTTTTCTTCGGAATAGATCCATCAGATTCATAACGTGTATAGAGATCATCAAAGTCAGGAGTCCCAAAAGAATCGTAAAGACCTGGGACATCGTGAGGTGAGAATAGGGTGATGTCTCCATCTGTAATGAATCGCTCGTAGAAGAGCTTGGAGATTTGGATGGAGTAGTCAAGTTTTCTTACGCGATTGTCTTCTGTTCCTTTGTTGTTCTTGAGAACAAGAATGTCCTCTATTTCTTGGTGCCAGATTGGGAAGTGGACAGTCGCGCTTCCACCGCGAATGCCATTTTGAGTGCAGCATCTGACAGTTGCCTCAAACTTTTTGAGGAATGGTACAACACCTGTGTGTTGCACTTCTCCGCCTCGGATCTTAGCGTTGATGCCACGGATTCTGCCTGCGTTGATACCGATTCCCGCCCTTTGTGCAACATATCTGCCGATAGCCATATCAGAACTAAAGATGCTATTGAGGGTGTCATCAGCATCAACAAGAACACAGCTAGCAAATTGTCTAAGTGGAGTTCGCACTCCCGCCATGATAGGTGTGGGAATGTTGATTTTGTGTCTGCTGATTGCGTCGTAGTATCGTTTGACATATGAGAGACGATCTGTTTTGTACTCTTGGAAGAGTGTTACAGCAATCATCATGTACATATATTGTGGAGTCTCATAGACTTCACCACTGCTTCTATCCTGCACGAGATATTTGTCAGTGACCTGACGTAGACCTGCATAAGTGAATAGCATGTCACGATCATGATCAATCCAACTATTAATTTTGGACCACTCTTCCATAGTATATTTACCAAGGATGCCCTCGTCATATACACCTCGTTCTACACATCCTGTTGCATGATCATACACAGATGGGTATCCCTTGACCCAATCAGGTCCAAACACCTGCTTACGTACACCATACAGCAGCAGACGTGCCGCTACGAACTGATAGTTAGGGGAGTCAAGGGAAATCAAGTCGCTAGCAGAACGCACCAGGATCTCTTGAATCTCTGCTGTGGTGATACCATCATAGAACTGGATACCCGAGTTCATTTCTACCTGAGAGGCGCTTACACCGCTGCCTAGACCCTCACATGCCTCGTCCACCACCTTGTGGAGTTTGTCTAGGTTCAAGGGTTCCACAGACCCGTCTCGCTTGCGAACTTTCGTACCGTTGCTCATACTTTTTTCCAAAGATTAAATTTAAGGGTTGCTTCTAGTCCCTGATAGACGTTACAGTCTACCAGAGATTGCACATCATGTCCAGCAAGATGCATGTCATTGATGTCTTTCTCTTTTATTTTTGTAGGCCAGATGACTACCTTCTCTCCTCGGTCAATGACTTTGGAGATTCGTGCGACGATCTCTCTATTGCGTGGTTCGTTATCAAAAATCCAAATATGATCGCTCCAATTAAACGACCTAATATCAGCATCGGACCCAGCCATAGCAACCGAGTTCTTAATAAACGTTGAGTCAAAGGGTCCCTCTACAATATAGATTGATTCGTCTGTGTTAATTCTATCCTGTCCAAAGATCTTGGGTTGTTCCTCGTCCAGCATGATCGTGATGTATCTTAGTTTTGCCTTAGGGGCGAGCGATCTGCCTTGGTATCCGAATAGGTTGCCTTCTCTGTCTTTGAATGGGATTATAATGCGTGGACTATCTTGCCTGAGGGTATCAAATGTCTTCTTCTGCTTGTTTGTCCACTCTTTAAATTTTGGACAGTAGTAGAAGTATTCAAGATCTTTGATGCCTCTTTGTTCTAGATAGACTCGCGCTGGGTGAGAAATATTTAGGTCAGAAATTTTCTCTAAATCGGTATCACGTTTGACAAATTTTGGTTCCGAAAAATTAAATTTTGGAGTGGGTACTGTAGTTCCCTTGCCAGACCTACCTTCTTTGAATTTCTCCATGACATATTGATCATGGAGAAAATTATCTTGATCCTTAAGAAAATTGGAAAGTGTTCTACCCATGCCACAATTGTGGCATTTGAACACAAAGTCATTCTTGATCTTAAAAAGATATCCCCTCGCCTTATTGCGTCTCTTCTGCGAGTCACCACAGTAAGGACACCTGAAGTTATACAGGTCTGCCTTCTTGCGACTGAAGAGATTCAGGCGAGGGGATATTAAGTTGATATACTTTACGTCAAGAAAGCTCACTAAAGGGCATCACTACTGCTGATATACTACCAGCAGTAACGGGTGGTGTCAACACTTTAACAATAGGTGGGACCACTTGTAACACTGCCACAAGGGTCGCTAAGACAGCACCAGCACCAACAACAAACTTTTGATTGCTGTCAACTTTCTTTTGAATCCTATCAATTCTATCGTGAAGAATCTGATGATTCCTTTCTTCCTGATCTTTTAACTCATCAATCATCTTAATGATGAGGGCATCTGTGCGCTCACTCTCGTCCAAACGATTCTCGTGACGTTCAAGGATTATAGCAATCTTATTACTATTCTCCGAAATGGTGCCGACTGCTTTTTCAAGCTTGTCAAGCATCTGTTGCGATAGGTCTTCATAGATATTGAGCTTACTTTCAAGGACCGCTAATTTTCCTAGACCAAATGCCATTTATCCATTAAATCTTAGACGTTACGGATAGCAAAGTCAAGAGCAGATTGATACGTAGTAGCATTTTTGTTCACCATGTACTGGAACTGTTGCTTGTGAGTATCATCTAGTTGTGCATAACAAGCAGCGATACGTTTCGCTGAAAAGTTATCTAGGTTCTGGGTGGAACCATCGCCAAACTGAATCTTCGCGAAATTAGTTTCGCCCTGAGGATTGAGTTCGCTGGTTGCTACATCCAGTGCTACCTGAATTACATCTTGATTTTCCATAATAGTTTCACCTTCTAATTCTACAGAGTTATTCATTTTAGAAAGCTTCTTAGTCTGACTAGACGCTTTCTTTTTAAAGTCCTGAAGACGTGCTTTCATTAAGACATCCATCTCTTTGGTCTTTCCTTGCATCTTCTTCTTAGCGTCATCACGCTTCTTCTGAAGATCTTTTTGACGGTTCAGTTTTTTCATCTGACCGATTTGTTTTTGTGCTCTCTCAGTTTCAGTAGGAGCAGCTTCTGAAATAGTATTTTCTAATTCTTCTTTCATTTTTCTACGATTGATACGAGACATTAGAGCACGGGCACCAGATGTACGCCCATCAACCTTATCCTGGTTGTTTTTTTTATAACGACGATGTTGTCTGGGATTAACGAAAACAAATGCTGGTGGCATTGCTAAACCACCACCATCTCCTGCTGTCATTTCTGAAATGTTTTTCATATCAGATTCAATTCCCTTAAACAGTGTTCATCTATATCATTATTTAGTGATGATGGAAGTCTGT